ACTCCTATCATAATCTTGAATCAAAGATAGGACAAAGTAGAGATACTATAAGAGATGAAGTATTAGCTGAGATTGAAAGTGAAGCGTATGCTGATAGACCTGAAAGTGCTGGTGATTATTTACTACCTGAATCACTTGATCCAGAACTTGCACAAGATAATCCTATGCTCGATTGGTGGGCTGATCATTGTTATAGCTCTGGAATGGGTCAAGATGAGTTTGAAAAAGGTATTGAGATGTTTGGTGAGCAAATAGGAGCTGGATATGATGCTGATGCAGAGATCGCTGAGTTAGGAGATCATGCAGAACAAAGAATAGAAGCTGTTGGTTTGTTTGTAGATCAGATAGTTCCTCAAGAAAATCCACTAAGAGAAACAATAGATGACTTCTGTTCTACATCAGAAGGTATACAAGTTGTTGAATTGCTTATGTCACAGATGCAACAAACACCTTTTTTAGATGGAACACAACCAGTACAAGTCATGAACGAAACGAAACTAAAAGAAATGATGCAAGATCCTCGATATTATGGTCATAATAAAGATATGGATTTTGTGCGTAAAGTAGATGAAGGATTTAGGAAGATTTATGGCTAAGAAAAAAGTAAAGAAACCGATAAAGTATTGACGTATATCAAAAGAGGTAACCTTGAGTTTCGACCATGTGTTATTTCTGATGTTGATATTATTGTCGATAATATGCGTTTACCTGATATCAGGGAGTGTGCATTGGTTGGGGTTACACCCAAAGTAGCACTCCATGTGCCTTTTGTAGAAGATGGATCAAAAGGTTTTACAATCACACACAAACAAAAACCAGTTGCTATGTGTGGTGTTACACCATTAGATGATTACAACTACCGTGGTAAGATATGGTTTCTTGGAACTGATGACATAGATAGTTTTGCTAAATCTTTTTACAAATACAGCAAACTTATTCTTTCATTCTTATCTTATGAGTATGATTATGTGGAAAATTATGTGCCAGTAGATCATGAGAAAACTATCAAATGGCTACAATGGATAGGGTTTGAGATAGAAAAACAACAATATTTTGTGGATGAACATGAGTTTTGTAGACTTTTTTATTGCAATCCTCAGAGAATTGAGTGTAATAGTAAGTTAAGTGAAAGACCCGTACTGCATTAGAGAAGCCCTATATGGATAACTTTTATGACAAATGCAAAGGACAATCTGAAACGTAAATTGTAACTTTAACTTTAAGGAGCTGAATAATGGCAAATACAATAGATACTGCCTTTATCAAACAGTTCGAATCTGAAGTGCATCTTGCTTATCAACGTATGGGATCAAAGCTACGAAATACTGTACGTCAGGCAAACAATGTAACTGGAAGCACAGTTCGTTTCCAAAAGATTGGAACTGGATCGGCAACAACCAAGTCAAGAAATGGCTTGATTACACCGATGGAACTAGCACACACAACTGTTGAAGCAACTATGAGCGACAAATATGCCGCTGATTACATCGACAAGTTGGATGAGCTAAAAACAAATATCAACGAAAGACAAGCTGTTGCAACTTCTGCGGCGGCGGCTTTGGGTAGAGAAACCGATACTATCTTATACACAGCAATGGATAGTGGTGCCAACTCAACTCAAATACATGATACAAGTTCAGCTGTTGAAAAAGCTGATTTGCTTTCTGTGTTTGAAACTTTTGGTACTGCAAACATTCCAGAAGATGGTGGTCGATATATTGCTATGCACCCAAAGGGATATGCGGATCTGTTCAATATAACAGAATTTGCATCATCTGATTTTGTTGGTGAGCAAAACCTACCATTCGCTGGTGGTATGACTATGAAAGAATTTCTTGGATTCAAGATCTTTTCAACTGCGGCTATAACAGCTGGAAAGAACATGGCATATCATACAACAGCAGTTGGTCTTGGTGTAAACTCTGATGTTCAGACAGAAGTAAACTATATTGCTGAAAGAGCATCACATCTTGCAACATCTATGATGTCTATGGGTGCTGTTGTTATTGATAACAATGGTGTCTATGAACTCTTAGATAACAACTCATAGGGGATATTAATATGGCTTATAGTGCTTCTAATTTGACCCTTTGGTCTATGAATGGAGTTGGTCCAAAACTTTGGAACTACTCGACATCGGACACAATCGCAACTGTAAATAGCTCTGGTTATTTTAATGATGCGGCAAATATGTTAAGTGTTCGTGATGTTATCTGTGTTTCAGATACCAATGCTCCAACGACCCATTGGGTAAATGTCCTATCAAACACAGGTTCTGTAGTAGATGTATCTGATGGTACAGTTATTGTAGAAACAGATGGTGACTAAATATGTCTAGCACAGCGGCAGATAGTTCGATTGATATTTGTAGTCGAGCATTGATTCTGATTGGAGCTGAACCGATTACCTCTTTTACGGATGGTTCTACAGAATCTTTAGTGGCTTCAAATCTTTATGAGGACATCTGCCGTTCTGCACTTCAAAACTGTAGATGGCGATTTGCTACAGATCAAAAAGTTTTAAATAGATTAACTGATGCACCAACTGGTAGATATGATTTTGCGTATCAATTACCAAATGATAATCTCATAGTTCACGCTATTACTGTAAATGATAATCTTGTGGAGTATCAGATATATGGTGATATGGTGTATGCTGATACAGATCAAGCTGATACTGTAGTTGCTGATTATACATTTCGGCAAACTGAAGAAAACTTCCCAGCTTATTTTACAGTTGCATTACAATATGCTTTAGCATTAGCATTTGCATCCTCTATTGCAAGAGATGCAACAATGGTTACACAAATGTCTGCACTTGCAGACAGAGCAATGATGAAAGCTCGAAGTGTAGATTCACAACAACAAACAACACGAAAGCTAGTTTCTACCAGATTTATTGCTGAAAGGAGGAGTTAATGCGAAAAGCAAAGGTTCCTCTAACTAACTTTCAGTTTGGAGAAATAAGTCCAAGTCTTATATCAAGAACAGATACAAAGGTATACACTAACTCAGCTCAAAAGATTGAGAACTTTTTTTTGAGAGCAGAGGGTGGTGTAATAAAAAGGGCTGGTCTGTCTAAAATATATGAGTTTGATACAACGATAGATGCTACTAAGGTTCAGCAACATAGATTAGTTCCTTTTATATTTTCAGATGATGAACGTTATATTGTTTCTCTTGAACATCAAAAAATACGAGTGTTTCAAATAGATACAAATAATAATGTTACTCTTGCTTCAACTATAACTCAAGATGCAAATAGTGCTACTTTACCATTTACCCATGACAATATTCATGAAGTGACGTATGCACAATCTGGTGATGTGATGTTTATTGCACATCAAACATTTATGGTACGAAAGCTTGTTCGTACTGGACTTACATCTTTTCAGGTTGAAACAAAAACATTTGATACACAATCTTCTGGAGCAAAGATATATCAACCATATTTTCAGTTTCAAGATCTTGGTACAACACTTGATCCTTCAGCAAGTTCTGGAAATGGTATAACTCTTACAACGAGTACAAGTTATTGGGACACAACTGGATCACAATCAGGTGGTAACTTTCCTGATTCAAAGCACGTTGGTATTACAGTTAAATATCACGATCAAGAAATTACAATTACATCTGTCCAATCAGCAACTCAGGCAACTGGCAATGCACTTGCGACATTGAAAAAGAGATTAACTGTAGATTCGTTTAGAACAGATAATGGAGTAGCAACTGTAACTGTCACTCTTGCTAATCATGGATTTTCTGCAAGTGATGCTTTTACTATATCAAGTGCAAATAGTGTAGGTGGTATTTCGGCAAGCAACTTGAATGGTTCAAGAACTGTTGCTGAAGTAATTGATGATAATACATTTACATTCACTGCTGGTGGTAATGCAAATGATTCAGCGGCTGGTGGTGGCACACCATTTTTAGAAACTCATGCTCCAGCTACAAACTGGTCTGAACAATCTTACTCAGCACTAAGAGGATTCCCAGGAGCTGTTACCTTTCATCAAAATAGATTATGGTATGGTGGTACTATATCACAACCTGATGGTTTGTGGGCTAGCAAATCTAATGAGTTTTTTAATTTTGATATTGGTAAAGCGGCAGATAATGATTCGATTGATATAACAGCGGCAATAGGTGAAGTGAATACTATACGTCATCTTGTATCTAATAGAGATTTACAATGTTTTACATCAACTGATGAATTTATTGTGCCAGCTTTTGTTGAGAAACCTACAACTCCTACAAATGCTACAATTAAAAGACAAACACCTTTTGGATCATCTTTCGTAAGACCTTATGTGTTTGATGGTGCAACTGTATATGTTCAAGGATCTGGAAAAATTATAAGGGAAATGTTATTTGATGATGGTCAGCAAGCATATACTGGTCAACCTATTTCATCACTTGCGTCACATCTTATTAATACACCAATACAAGCAAGCACTTTAGCTGGTGGTATTGATCGTGCTGAAAGTTATTATTTTCTTATAGATGCTGATGGAACTCTCGGTGTATTTAATTCTAATCGAGGTGAGCAGAGATATGGTTGGACACAGTTTACAAGTCAGGGATTATTTCATTCTATTTGCACAGTTGATACAAGAGTGTATGCTGTAGTTAAGTTTGACAGAGGTGGGGGAACAAATAAATATATTCTCTGTGAGTTTAATAATACTTTTAATACTGATATGGCTAAAACATATTCTGGTAGTAACGGAGTATTCGATGTTAGTGCCGACTTCACAAATGGTGCAGTCCTTGATGTGGTCAGCGGTACTCATTATCTTGGTCAGTTTACTGTGGCTAGTGGCAATATCGATGTATCAGCTGTGGATAGTTCTCTTTCATCAGCAGAGATAGGATTTAAGTTTGATGTAACACTCACAACCAACCCAATAGACACAGTTGGACAAAGTGGTGCAATTACTGGAGAACCAAGAAGTTTAAATAAAGTTATTGTTGATTTAAATGCAACATTATCATGTTCAGTAAATTCTAAGGATTTAATTATACGACAAGTAACAGATGATTTAAGTCAGGACAGAACACCAGTAACAGGAAAGAGAGAGTTTAGATTGTTGGGATATAGTAAAGATCCACAAGTAACAATTAGTCAATCTGCACCTCTTGCCCTACAAGTCAATTCATTAATAGCAGAGGTAACATTCTAATGGATCCATTTACTATAATGGCACTAGCAAGTTCAGCTTTGAGTGCAAGTGCGGCGATAGCTCAAGGTAAGGAAGCGAAAGCTCAAAAAGAAGCTGAAGCTCAACAGATAGAACAAGAACGACAACAAACAATCATTAATACTATGCAGAAGCATAATGATAGATTGCGAGAGTTTGATAATGCTGAAGATATAAATGAATCATTGTTTGCGTTTATGAATAGAGATGATGACAGATCATTGAAAGCATTTAGAGAAAACGAAAAGTTAATAGCTTCTGATGATGCAAGACGTATTGATACACAAGGTTTATATCGAGGAGAGCAGTTACGATTGCAAGCGGCAAGTGCAAGAAGAGCTGGTCGATCTGCTGAAAGAATGGGTTATTTGAATGGTGCAGTTACATTACTTGGTGGTGGTATGGATGCTTATAAATATAAATATCCAAGTGGGAGATAATTATGGTTAGTGTTGTAAAACAAAGACGCCAGTTTCAAAATACACAGATAGGAATCAATCGAGCAGATATGTCTGTGGCAAATGATCTTGGTCGAGTTTCTCAACTTGCAGATCAAGTTACAAATAGAATGTTTAGAGAAGCCGCAGATAATGCGGCGAAGTCTGCAAAGAAGTTTATTGATGAAATGCCAAACAATGCAATTTATGGTGTTGATCCAAAAACTGGCAGACCAAAAGTAATTGATCTACAGGAATCTTTACCATCAAAAGGATATGGAACGTATGCACAAGATCTTATTAAGAAAGGTATTGATGAAAGATTTACTCGATTAGCAACAAACGAATATAAAGAAAAGTCTGCTGAGTTTGCATCTAAATATCCATTTAGTCCAACAAAGTATAAAGAGGAAATGTCACGCTTTGTTTCTGAAATGAAGAAACCTTATAGCGGTAAATACTCAAATCTTATTGAGGTAGGTGCAACAGAATGGATTGGTAGAACGCAAGCAGTTATTCTTGAAAATGCAATCAAGAATCAAAGGCGATTAGCTGGTCTTGATTTATCAAATTCACTTAATGATTT